TCAGGCTCGTATCCTGAGTGATGATCGTTCCCGCGTAGGTTTGCTGCGCTACATTGCCGCCGCTCGCGAAGATCGTCTGAAAGGATACGGCGCGTTCCTCGCGGCCACGAATGAGATTACCCAACATCTATGCGCTCCAGCGTTATCCCGATGAGCACGCCCGTAAGCCCGAGCGCGATGAAACCCGCAGGAATGTTGAGCAAGAATACGCCGAGATTGATAGAAGCAAGTCCGGCTAGCTGAGAAATAACGATCATGCGTAATCCTCTCATGTAGCCCAAAAGCCCGGCGCGCACAATTCTTGCACATTTTCCCGCGCTGCTGTCGCTCTATCAAAAGCGATCACTGCGGCTACGGCAGCATCAATCCTGCGGCTAGATGATCGATGTTCCTTAACGATGCGCGGCCCAAGGCGATCAGTCTTAACAGCGCAGTTGCCGATATGCCTTCTCAGCGTTGGATCTCCATCGTGCGAGAGCGTCGCTGAAGTCACCGCGTCATAGAACTTTGCCGTAGCCGGGACCATCCGAGCCGGACTACTAGAGGCGTATTCGGAGATAGGCACTCCAGCATCTGCGAGAGATTCCATGCTTCGCTGCCAGCGGTAAGGATCGCACGCTACCTCTAGAACGTTGTAATCACCGCAGGCCTGCATAATCCTTGACTCAACTTCAGAGATAGGGACGCGCCAAGACTCATGATCTCCCGGCCCCTTCTCCCACACTTCCTCTACCCAAATGAACGGCTCAGGCTCCACCGTGCAGCCAATCAGCGCCGTTGCATCCCCATTGAATGAACCATCAAACCCGAGCACGACAGGGATAGAAGAATCAATGACGCGATCAGCTCGCAGGTTCTCCCACGATGCAGCCGGTAGCCAGGCGTGCTGCGAGCTAACCCATGAATTCATGCGCTTGATCCTGAACTCGTTTTCAGGAGTGCGCTTCACTGCTGATTCGAAATCTTCCGCATCGCAGAGATCCCCGAAGCCAGGGTTCGCATCTAGCCACGATGAAGGATCTAGATGATTCGCTGAATCCTGCCCCTTCCACCAAGCCATAAAAAAAGAAGGATCGACAATTTCGCCGCTCGCCACTTGCTGACCGTAGAGGAATTGCCGGTAAGCGGTTGAATCTCCACCTGTCGTATCGCTTCTTACTCCAGCAGTAGTTACCGCAATCGTTAATGCATCTCGCCGAGCAGCCTGAGCGAGCGTCATCACGTTCCAAAGATCATCATTCGGCGCTGAATGTAGTTCGTCATAGATCACGCAGGTAGGCGAGAGCCCTTCCTTCGTGAACGCTTCCGAGGACAGCACGCGATAGACAGAGCCGGTAGAAACTACTTCGATCACGTCCCGGTAGATCGTGCACACAGAACTAAGTTCCGGCGAAAGCTCAATCATCTTCTTAGCCGAACCGAACACGATACGCGCCTGATCACGATCGGCAGCGCAGGAGTAAACCTCGCCACCAGTAGGACCAAGCATTAACGCATGAAGCGCAATCCCTGAACCCAAAGCGCTCTTGCCATTCTTCCGAGCCATACCAATAATCGCTGTCCGATGCTTGCGCCGACCATCCGCACGCCTAGCGAAGACATCAGCAAGCAGCATCCTTTGCCAATCGCGCAGCACCATAGGAGATCCAGCCATACCGCCGACAGAATCCTTCACCTGAAGACACAAACCCTCAATGAAGGAGACAACCTCAGCACCATCGCCGGACTCGCGCTCAACCTCGCTTACAGGAGTCAAGATCGCAGGCGGCCAGCTACTTTGCACGCCGCGCCTTCAATTCATCCAACACTGAAGAAGCGCGAACCTCCCCAACACCCATCTTCCCGCGATCGACGGGAGAGAAGCCAAGCATGGAATACATGGACAGAATCAAGCCCTCCAAATTACGCAGGCCTACGCGATCATGCCAATCATGCTCAGTCAGCACTTTATGACGCAGAAGGGATCTTTCATCCTCGCATTCGCAAAGCATCTGGACGATCTGAATATCCGTATTGCCCGAAACCCAATGAGCGCCAGCAGTCCAAATGCGATCCCAAGACTCTCTGCCCATCTTGCCAAGCGGTCTCAAAGGATCAGGAGACTTCCTTACCTGCTCAGCTACGATCACTTGCTCAGGCAATGGACGCACGCCAGGATTACCTAACTTCCTTTTGCGCTCTACCGGCTTCGCTGGATTCGGCATCAGATCCCCATCACTTCTCTAGTTCATTTGTGGAGCGGTATGCAAGGATCGAACTTGCACCTTCCGATAGGACATCGGATGGCTTGCCATTAAGCCCTATACCGCGCGGATATTCAATGGATCTATTTTGCAGACTTCTTCGCATACCTTTATCTAACGGGTACAGGTAGCGATGCTTCCCCGGCATATTAACCTTCTCAGCGTTCGCGGGGATCTTCCTTTTTGGTCTCCCGAATTCCTTTCCTGTATAGCCTCGTCTGTTAAGAATCTTCCCATCAGGCAAAATGTAATCATCCTTCTGTGAAGTCATCCCGGCATAGATCCAATTACCAGCCTGATAGATACCGCCATGATGATTCCTGTACGGGTCAGCGTAGGAGACAACTAACCGCAAGCCAGGATTATTCGCCTTCAAGATCTTAAGAGCCTGAGCGACAATATTCGTCACGAAATTAGTGTGCTCCCTCAGAGCCACGCGCACTAACTCCACACACTGAGTCATGTCTAAACCGAAAGAGCCAGCAAGATTTGGATTCGATCCCCAAGCAAAAACGACAGCGCCTATGAACTGCTCATCTTCCCAGACTCCACACTTATAAGCCTTCGAGACAGGAAACGTCTCCGAATAATGCCAGTGCTTCACGGCGTATACGGCTGCAGCATGAGAGCAAGGAGAGACAACCAACGTCATATGTAGATCACTTCCTTACCCGGGCCTATGCGCCATTCACATTTGCACTTCGGGCAAGTAGTAGAACCTCGCTCATCCAGCTTCGGCTGCTCAGAATCATCGGGCATGAAGTTTGGTATCTCATCGCTAGATGGGTAAAGCAATTCGGCGAGCGACTCCATATCAGCGAGCGCGTAGCCCGTCCCATCGAATACCTCGACAGATTCCAGCAGATCAAGCAGCGCCTGATCGTCGTAGGAGCTGAGATCTGAAATGCGATTATCAGCAAGCGCGTAGGCCTGAGAAGTAGCCTCATCATCATCCACGAAAGAAACTGCCACTTCAGTCCAGCCCAAAGAAACAGCAGCCTGCAAAGTGTGATTACCTGCGATCACAACACGATCAGAAGCGCGAGCAACAATCGGCTTCCTCTGCCCAAACCTTTTGAGCGACTCAGCGACAGCATCCACATTGCCCCGCCTTGGGTTGCCAAGCAGAAGCGAGACAGAATCGACAGGCTGCGCCAAGCCAAGCAGATCAGCATTAATCATTTGGAGCCTCCGGGCCAAAAATGTCGGCACCCGATTTTGCGCTGAAATGCAGCGAGGTGCACTCCCCTAATGGGGTATGCGCTGCGCTACAGGCCGCTGACTTTGGCCCCGCTCCCTCGTTTTTTTGCACGCGCGAGAGTTTTTTCCTCATCGTGATCCTTTCCTGCTGTTGCATGAGCGATGTGCAGCCTTCAGTTCGCTTGCCCTATCGCCTGGCACTATGTGATCTGCTGTCCATGGGTCTAGTGGATCTGGTCCGTTGCCGCATATGTGGCAGATGGTTGCTGTTGCTCTGATGATCTTCGATGCTTGCGCATAGTTTTGATCGTAGAGTTTTGGACGTTCATGAAGGATGCAGTGAGTCGCGTTCCGCGTGAGGGTTCCGCACACTAGGCAAGGTATCGGGAAGCGCCTTGGCTTAGTGGAGTCTCTGCTGCTCACGTTGCTCTGTCACTGGGATGCTGTCTGCTGTCTCAGATTCCAGCGCTTCCATTAGTTCATTGATGAAGGATCGAATGGTTCCATTGTCTGGATTGCCTGAGATCTTCTCCGCTGTCTGCCTGATTTCGTTAAGGCTTGGCATTGTTCTTCTCCTTGTAGTCGTTGATGGCCGTAAGCGAGTAGAGGCTTCGTCTTCCTTCTCGCCTGGCTACTGTCAGTTTCTTTTGGAAGGTGAGCTGCCGTAGGTGATTGAGGTTCATGCCTAGGAGACTTGCGGCTTCCTGCGATGTCACATAGTCGGTTGCTGATTCCTCTACAGGTTCGCTCTGTTCCTCTGTCTCAGGCTCTGCTAGAGGTTCTGATGGCTGCTCTGCTTCCTCCGATGGTTCTGCGTGGAGTTTGCTTGGCGCATCTGTGTAGATGTTGTGCCCCGCTGGCTCATCGAATGGATCTACGATCTTGGGGATCTCGAATGGATCTACCACGGCGCGCTCGCTTCCTGCTTGGCTGCTGGCTTTGCTGGCTTGGGGATCACTCCGATTACCTCTGAAGTGATCTCATTAACGTGCATCGTTGTTCCGTCTTTGTCATACGTTGAAGTAGAGAAGCGGCCCTGAACGATGACGCGATCTCCCTTACGCAAGGTTTCTACTGCTGCTTCTCCGTCGCGATGCCAGGCTGAAATCCTGAACCAAGTTGTATCTCCATCGGTCCAGCCATCGCCTTCCTTCTTGCGAGGCGTGACAGCGACAGAGAAGCTCGCAACACTGATGCCTGTTTTCGTGATCTTCATCTCGGGATCTTTCCCAACGTGCCCGACAATTGTTATCTGAGGTTCCCCGGCCATTCGTTCCTCCTACGATATTTTGATTTGATCATTAGGTAATGCCAGAGCCTTAGGCTTCCCAACCGCTGCCCCGCTTATGGGCGCGGCTCTGGCATTACAGGAATAACCATACCCTCATTCGTTAACGTCGAAAACGTACCTCTGTAGTTCACTGGAGTCAGCGCCGGGTCTTCGCTCTGACTGACTAGCCATCCATTACGCAGCGCGTGCGCTCGCAGGCTTTCTATCCAAGCGTGGCATTCCTGACAGAGGTAGAGCGCATTAACGGGAGATCCTGTCTCGCTGCGTTTCGTTCCTCCCATTCCTCTAGGCCTGCGATGGTGGTACTGACCGGCAGGGGCAGAGGTTCCACAGATCTCGCAGTCTCCTTGCGAACGCTCATCAATGATTGCTTTCACTACCCGGCTGAACTTCATTCGTAACCGGCTTGCTTCAGGAGATGAGTCAGCATCCAGAGTGGCATCGTTGCATATTGCCCACCGGCATCAGTCACTCCATGCTTCTTGTGAATCACTGCCCCAAGAAGTCCCTCAGCGTTTGTAATCTCTCGGCAGAGTTCATCGATCCATCCGGGGAGGTTGTCGCGTCGATGGTTTTTGCACTCGAAAGTGAACGGAGAATCAAGCCTGCTAATTCCGTGAATGTCTCCCCGGTCATCAGTCCAGCCAGCGCGAGTGCGGTCAGCTCTGAAGCCGCATCCTCTGAGATAGTCAACAATGGTTCGCTCATATGCATCTCCTTTATCCTTGCTTGGATTCGGCATATCGCTCCTTCTTAGCCAAGTGGCCTTTTGTTTGGTAATACTTCTGGTATCGATCACGGTCGCATGTTTTGCATTCACGAACGTGTTTGCCCTTGTGGAGTTTTAGTCGTGTGTTTTCCTCTGTCCACGGGTGGCCGTGCTTGCATTTGGTTCGGGGTTCCACGCCGCTTCTTTGAGCGTTGTGCTTAGCGAGTAGGCATTCATAGCATTCGTCCGTTAGTTCGATGACCGTTTCACAGGCAGGGCATCTTTGCTCAGTCATGGCTGATCTCCCTTGATCGCGGCGATGATCGCGTTTACGAATCCGTTGCTATGGAGGAGCCTTGCGAGGAACAGCGCCTCTACCCGATTCACGGCGGCAGCGATGGCGTCCCGTTGGCCCTGCTCGTACCAGTAGGTCGCTTGCGCCACGGTTTCTGGGGTCGCTAGAGCGGTGACCCGAGCCTCGCAGGCCTGAAGTCGATCACAGATGCATTCGCGCTCGCAATGGATGCACGATGTCTGTTGCCGGGAGCAGAAGCCATGCTTAGGAGTATCCGCTCCACATGGCTGCATCAGATGACACTCTGGTAAATGCTCAGTCATTGCTGATCACCTCCATCGGGGTTTTCTTCGCTGCATATCTGAGCACGCAATCCCAAGAGCAGAAGGCAAACCTAATCGTGATGATCGGCCATTCTCCTAGGCCTAGACCGCGCGTCCATGTATCGCAGCCAGGTCCGTCACAGTGCCATGCTCTAGCCATTTCAATCTCTCCTGTCGTCAGGGTCAGGTCCGAATCGGTCCATCGGGTCTTCGTGGTGCTCATGCTCGCAGCCGGGGCACTCCCAAGTCAGATTGTTACCCGAGATGTAGCACCGGGCATCCCCTTCCCAATCGCATCGATTGCAACTGATGTCGGTTAGGTCTTCCTCGTCTGCTTCTGGCGGTCCAGCGAGCTTCCAGTCGTCATATGTCATCGGCTTATCCCACTCCACCCAAGTAGTTCGCGCCGATGCTCAATCGACTCTAGTAATTGCTGATCGTGAGGGTTACGAGATCCAAGCGGCGCTATCTCATCCAACACAAGCGCCAAGCCTGGCTTGCATTGCCTGCAAGGTGAGGTTTCGGTTTCGCTGTCTAGCCACCCTCGATAGCAAGACTCATGCGAGCAAGAGCAGCCACTGCCGAAGCAATGCCTATCCAGAGGATCTGCGGCTGTCTCAGTCTTTGCGAAGTGTGAAGCGCTAGCGAAGATCTGGCCGATGCTCATCGGCTCGCCATCGTTGCCAGTCTGCGGGCGCTGCATGTCGTACACGGCTGCCTTGAACCATTCCGGCATCGGTATTCGCTTCGGCTGCGAGGCGATCTCAGACCGGCTCAGGCTTTCTTTCACCTTGCGCTGCCTTCGATGAGCGGCAATGAGGATATCCAGCGTCAGGACGTTTGAAGTCTCCGCGTAATGATCCCTCACGATCTGCTGAGCGTCTGCGAGTGTCAGGCCGCTTGCCTTCTCAGTAAGCATCTCGGCCCATTCCGTCACCCGGTCTGAAGTCACCGGAATTCGCGCGTCTAGTCCATTGATCGAAGCTAGCAATTGTCTCGCCTCTGGAAGCTGCATCTATTCGCTCCTTCTCGTATTGCTCAATCTGTCGATCAAGCTTGGCTAGGTATTTGTCGTTTACTTCTGACTTGCTTAGTTGTCCGGTTCCTCGCTCGGGGAGCGGGTCATCTTCCCAACGTCCCTGATTCAGCCAGGTTGCCGGATGAGGAGTGAATTCTTCCTGTCGGTTCGGATCATCAGCGAAGGCCTGCGCGCCGAAGATGATTGATTCAGCATCAGCGATCATGAGAGCTTTCTTCCAAGCAGCGTACGAAGCGAGTTTGCCTACCCTCCGGGGATAGATCTTCCAGAAGCGTTCATAGTCTTCTTCGTAGCGTTTCCCAACTTCCTTGTTCCTAGTTCCTAGTTCCTTAGTCCTTTGTCCTTGTTCCTTGTTCCTTGTTCCTATTCCTTGTTCCTTTGTCCTTGTTCCGGGACTCTCGCGGGACTCCCCTAGAGACTCCCCTAGGGAGTCCCCCATAGTGTCCCCTAGGGACATTTCATCGATTCCCTCTATAGAGTCAACAGAATTAAGAGATAAAGGCGCATCTAGGGAAGAAAAATCATCCTTCTTCGCCGATGTTCTGTAACCTCGCTGCTTCTCTTTCTTTGATCTCCAAGCCTCTCTAGATTCGACTACTTGCGCCTTCGTTTGGTTGTGCGCATCCCAATCATGGAAGATGAAACCGCCTTCTGTAACTTCCCAAAGCCCGGCATCTACTAGCGCTTGCGTAGTCTCCTGAGATCCCCCAAGCCTCGCTATGAGCCTTGCTGGAATGAATCCATCAGTAAGCTGCTCGCCTGACCATGACCCGGCGAGCGTCCATAGTCCTATGGCATCTAGCCCAAGATCTAGGATCTTTGGATGCGAATGAAAGTGATCATCTACCTTGAAGTAGGTCATGGCTTAATGCGCCATCGTTCAACGTTATAATTCTTCATAGCGACCCTTCGAGTCGTTAGATCCCGTTAGCGCGTTCTGCTGGTCCGCGCTTGCGGGATCGCTTTTCTGTTGTGCTGTCATTCTATAGCAGATATTCTGCATCTTGCGATCCTCCCCGGTTGCTAGTGGCCCTCGCCGATTTCGGCAGGCGAGGGCCACTCCCGTTTAATACTTATGATGCGACGGATAGAGAATCAACAACAGCACCGATCAGATCACGCGCAGCAGGTGGAGTAACCGCATTTCCACACATTCGTACTTGCTCCCTTCGATTGCCCAAGATTTGATATTCACTAGGGAAAGCCATTGCCCTTTTAACCTCTGAAGGCTCAAGCATCCTGAAGAAAACATCGTCAACTTGCGCTGATGCTGCCTCGATGTCTCCAGATGTAAGGAGAGACTGATGGCCAGCAGTGGTAATCGTGCGAGCTACTTGCCAGGCAGGAGTAGTCATCTCGGCCCCGCCAGAATTGTTCCGCATCAAGAGCGCATGACGGTCAGCTGTCGTCACGGTAGGGAGAGCCTCAGCCACGCTCTGCGCTCCTGAACTGTTCCCATAGTAGGAAGTGATTAGCGGCGGAGGGAAGACTACTCCAATACCGTCATTCGTTGTCTGCGTTCGCATCACGTCATTGGAAGATCGCGCGGTATCGTCCCATTTGCCGCCTACTGGAGTGAACAATGGTGGGATAGCGAGAGCCTTAGATTCAATGGTATGCAGCGTGCGCAAGACTTCATCCGTTGGCCAAGCGCGATAGTAGCTATTCGGGTTTCCGTATTGAGGATGCTTAGAATCAGCAGCGTCATAGGTATTGCCTGCCGCTTCAAGATGGATCGGCGCCCAGTATCGCGCGATACCTGCTGCGATGCGCCTGCGTGTCTTGTCTGCCAGCGGCTTTGCACGATCTCCTATGCGATGCCCCTTTAACGTCCAATCAATGATCGATGATGCAGGAAGCCAGCCAGGTTCCACTATTGAATTCCTGCATGATGAATTAGGACACCGATAGACATACTGCGAGCGATAACGCCCTACGCCCTTCTGATCGTCTCGCTTCCATGACTGACGGGATTGCACTACCTCGCAGCATTTCGGGCACCATGCCTTAGGCCTCTGCATCGATGAGACATCAGGCTTCCGGTTGCCTTTACGATGAAAAACCATATAGAGACGATCTCGTGACTGCGCGGCAGGCAATCCCTGAGCTTGCGCGTGCATTGAATTGAGACTCACTATCTGATGCTCATAACCGAGCGCATCCATTGCGAGAAGCCAAGCGCGAAAGGGAAGCCATGCCGCCACTTCTACTACGTTTTCTACTATTACTGCCTGATATTGATGGTATTCGGCGAACCTAACGACATCCCACATAGTGGCCCTAGATCTTTCCGCTGCCTGATCTGGTATCGCTTCATCGAACAGACTGCGTTGGAAAGTATCTTGCTTCCTGCCCTTTGCCCTTGAATGGTTAGTGCAAGAAGGAGAAGCCCATAGAAGATCAGAGCTAGGAAAGTAAGACGGTTCTATCTGCGAGATATCAGCGCAGATGTGATCAGCCTCTGGATGATTTTTGTTGTGCGTTTCTACTGCAAGATCCCAATGATTCGACGCTACGCGAACCTCTATGCCTGGCACTTGTATAGCCCCGGTAGATGATCCCCCGGCTCCGCAAAATAGATCAGTGATATTCATATTTGCTCTCCTCCGATATCTTCTAGACATTGCTGCGCTGAATCCAGCCATAGAACCTCACTCGAAGCTGCTTGGATCTCCTGCGTGTTACAACCGTCAGCCCAAGCAAGCACGCGCGCGATTTCTTCAATCGTCATGGCATCCCCCGACAGCCGTCATCATTAGTGAGGCTCCAGAATTCGCAGTAGTCCCGGCAGAACGAAACCCTTTTCTCAGGCTCAGGAGGGCTCTGTGAGGCTTGAACATCCTTAAGCCAAGCAATGCCATCTAGCGCCATGCCAACGTCGTACGGCTCGCTATGTTGGCGCACGTCTGTCTCATTCCCATCGCGCACGATTGCGATCAGCTGGACTGTCTCAACCGGGTAGCCATTCTGCGAGAGCAGATAGCCGTAAAGGTGCAGTTGCGTTCGCTGCTGCTGAGAAGGGAAGTAGCGAAGATTCTTCTTCGTCGTTGTCTTCCAATCAGTAACCGTTCGCGCCTCCATGTCGTAAAGATCGACGTGGCCCATTAACCCATCTTTAGAAACCTCTACCTCGCGCAAGTAACGCTCGCTGAACGGGTCCGCGACATCGAAGGCCCGTTCGATTGCCTTATGGATCGCTGTTCCCATCCAAGCCGCTAGCCCGAAGGTTTCATTAAGCGCAGGTGTCTGTTGGAGCCGATGCCACACTTTGCGCCGACAGCCCCCGATCTCGCTCGGGCCGACCTCTACCTGATGATCCCGAGCAGTCTTCGCCCTGCCGATGATTTCCAGAACCTCTGAAATATCCATCAGCCGACATCCATCGCAGCGCGAACCGATGCCCCAACACTCCGGGCGATATCGATCTGAACCCGCAGCCGTGCGCTGTTCGCTCTCGCAGCCTTCACGATTCCCTCACAAGCGTTCAGCTCTGTGAGTTCCTCGCGAGTAGCGATCAGCGCCCGATCCTCTACTTCCTGCACTGTCGGCTTCTCGCCGTTCTCGATCATCCGTTGCTTGATCTTCATTCGGTTAGTTGCCGCTGCGAGATCGTGCGCAGTCTTCGCAGCCATGTAGCCCTCCTCAGCGTCACAGAGCCACATAGTTGCCTGATCTAGTTCCTTGCTGAGTATGATGAGTCGCCGGTCAACGTGTGCCGGCAGAATCGTGTCCGTCATTTTCCCTCCCCAAATAGCGTGCAAGTGATGCATGGCTTCTGTTGGACGCTATAGCGCGGGTCAGGCTCAGGACTGTAAATCCATCCACCGCAGCCCCCGCATCGCTTGATCCTCGCGAGACGCAGGAGATCAGCGCGAGCATCGTGAATCGTCGCAGTCGTCGCGTAGAGATCCCCGGAATACCTGAGATGCCTATATGCGCGATGACGGCTCTCCCTCAGCCGCTGCTCATGCTTGCGACGGGCAGGCCAGGACATGCGACCTAGGTCAACCTCGGTGATCACTTCGCAGCCTTCATCTCAGCGACCCGCTCACCAATAAGCGCAGCAAAGGTAGGCGAACCGTCGGCCCAAGATGACTCCAGCGAATCGTTATCCTTCAGCGCGTCCCAAATCAGCTTGAGCGATGGCTGATCAACAGCGGCGAGAATGTCCGCATGAATCTTGGCTCCGAGGATCTTGTCAGCCATGACAGGAACCCTCGCCGATGAACGTTCGTACGAAGATGCATCAGGGTCAGGTTCCGATGTCGGCAGCGCTAGCGCCTGAAGGAGAGCGATCCTGAAGGCTACAGACATGGCCTTAGCCGTTGCCTTGTCTCCCTGATCCATCGCCTCGCCTGCCGTTGTGCAAGAGATCGACGAACCATCAGCGGCGTAGAAGACATATTCAACGATGACACGAACGTGCGCAGTAGCCTTGCGCTTCTCTCCAATTTCGATAGTTGCGTACTCGCAGGATTGCACGCGAGGAACCACGATCACTCCATGCTTCCGCAGCGCCGGGCCTACCGCATTAACGACAGCATCAATGCCACGGAAGTTGAAGCCCTGGCCGGTGTTCCTCTCATCCTTGCTGACGCTTGACACTTCACTCATGACAGCAGACAGCGCTGCAAATATCTCGCTCATTTGTTCCTCCAGGCATCAATGGTTGATTTTCTCCAAAGCGGTTTCTGATCGTAGATAACGTCAGGCTCGGGCATGACTCCATCGCGCCGATAGGTCTTAATCGTTTCAATGGTCAAACCTGTATATTCAGCGACTCCACTGCGCGTCATCAGAACCTCTACGTTGCTCACTGCATTCCTTCCACATAGCCGCAGAATCCGAGCACTGCGAGAAAACCAAGAAAAACGCTCACGATCACGATTGCTCGCGCTAGTCGGTCCATCACTCAGCCGCAAAATCTATGCAGACAGCCGCGAGCACTGGATTAGATCCTTCGTAAGCGATCTTTGAATCAACCTCCGGCGGTCCATCAAATGCATCGCTGATGAAGATCTTTTCTACGATGTAGGAGAGATCAGCCTTTAGATGGATCTCGTACCAGATATCCGAACCATTGATTTCTAGGAAATGCCGGGTAGGCCCGTCGAGAATGATTGAATCTGTGCCCCAATTCCAAACAATGCCGCATCCATCGAGCTTGCGCATGACTGGCGCAAGTGCTGTCCATGCTGGCAAAGCGCGCGGATCATCTGCGCATACCGGGCAGATGCATCCTTCCGGGTAGCACTGATCTTCCTGGCCGCATGAGGGACAGGGATCTAGCGCGAGCGGATTACTCATGATTTCCTCCCTAGGTTATGTCCCTAATCTGGGGACAGGATGGACACTACTCCCCACAGTGAGAGTCTGTCTAGTCAACGCTCAGAAAAGAATTATGAGATTGTGTGTAAATGGCTTGACATCCTCACACTGAGGAGTCATAATTAAGACATAAGAGAGAGCAACCAACCAAAGGAGCCCCAAATGAACACCACCACCGCAACCGCCGCCCGCTTCACCGTTGTGCTGCACGCTCACTACTGCGCAGCCTGCGAGGGCTTCTCCACCTGCGCAGGTCCCGGCCCGTTCGTCGGAACGTGCCTTCTGGTGGAGCCCTGCATCCGATGCTGGGGACCGGTTGATAAGGAGCCGGTGGCTATCTCATAGCCACCACGCGCTAATGGCATAGATCAAGGTTCGACTCCTTGAATCGCACGCAAGCAACCCAACTACACAGAGGAGACAGCAATGAATTACAACATCATCACCGATCTAGTCTGCGTCGATTGCGGCGCAAACTTGATGGCAGATCTCGCCGAAGATGGCGCGCTGTTCGACACCGCGAAGGGCAACGGCGGGACCACAGCTTCAGGCCTTACCGGCTTCGACTGCCCCGCCCGAATGGATTTTGGGCCGCACATCATTAACGACTAGAAAGGCTCGCGCTGATGGTCTTCGCGCAGGTTCGACTCCTGCGAGCGCACGCAAGGCAAACCAACTAGGGAGGAAACAGAATGGCTAAGCAAATAATCACTAATGGAGAATGCCAGCATTTCACCCGAAGCAAGGGCCAAATAATTTGGTCAACAAAGGATGAATGCCTTTTCTGCGGTAATGGTTGTGAATGGCTGTAATTTCTTCGCGCTGA